TTGGCTAGGTGTGCTATTTGTTTATCACTAAGTTTTCTCTTAGGTTTTACAGGTTTAATATCCATTTGTTCTTGATTATTTACAATGGTATCTGGTTTTTTTTCAACAAATATTTCATCTTGTGTAACTTCAGGAGCTACAGCTTCTGTAGGTATTTCAGGTATTTTTATTTCAGGTTTTTCTTGTTCGGATAATACTGGAAGGTTTAACGAAGACATTTAATATAGCCTTATAAAAAAATTTAATAAAAATTTCTATTAATTCTCATCAATACCAATAATAAGTTCGGCATCATCATCTTCGCTAGAAGAATCGGCATCCTCAGTTTTACTAACATTCTTCATTTTAATTAATGGCTTACCATTTTCAAATATTTTCTGTTTAAATCTATCATAAGCTGTAGGAGGATTAGTGGTGAAATCTAAATGTAAAAAAGCATAAGGTGTCTTCCACACATGTCTTGCCATACTTAGAAAGTTTTTTTCACTACCAAAAGCACTTCCCATCTCACAAGCGATTTTATCTTTTTCATTTTTATTTGAATTTCTACCAAAAATCCCAAACGTTAAGTTTGTGCGAACAATAGGGTGGAGTTCCTTATACTGTTGCGACGAAAATAAAAGTAGACCAATTCCATAATGTCTATACCTTGAACTTAGCTTATATACTGCTGAATTTCTTGAAACTGAACCCAGAAAGTCATCTAGGATAATACAAATAAAAGGTCTATCGGCTTTATTTGGAAAACTTTCTTGATATTGTAAGATTTTATTTAAGGTAGCGTCACTATATTCACCATGTATTGTATCTGGGTATTGTTCTTTTAAAAATCTACTAGTATTATCGTTCATAATTGTGTTACTAAAAATATGAACCGCATCAAAGCAATCCCTGTAGAAATTACTATTTAATAATAAATTAGTAATGATGGTACTTTTACCCGATTTTACTGGAGCAATAATTAAACCGAGGGCCCCACTCTCTATATCTGGTAAATTTTCGTGTAATTCTTTACTTATAGCCATCTGCATTTTATCAGGGTCTTCTACTACAGGAAGAATATCTAATTCATTGGATAAATCCATATATTATTTATTATATTGATTTATTTTTTTATTTACTTAGGTATTTATTACAGATTATTCAGTTACCGAAACCGTGCCATTGTTAAGAACAAACATTCTGTCCACTTGTGCCCAGATGTAAGTTGTTAAAGCTTGTGTGGCAAAGTCATTTTCTGAACGGTTAATAGTTCTTTCCAAGATTATAGGTTTAACTCCTACAGCAAGACCTGCGCCACTCATCGGATTAGTTAAGTCAAGACCTTGGTAGTGACACAAGCCAGTGAAGGCAGCGTCATTAATATTACTGCCATTTACAGTGCCAAGTGAGTCGTTAGTAGAACTTACACCGAAAGCAGGTTTTATGACTTTTCCTAAATCATCAACAGTTTGATTGAAACTGTATTCGCAAGATGCTACTTGAAGGTCAATACCATCAGCAGTTTGCGAAAGGTAGTATTGTTGCTGAGCTTCGTTAGATACTGGGCGGTTAAATACAAGGCGGTCATTTATCTTCATGTTCCATTCTGAACCACCGCAAAAGCCACGACTTACATATTGTCCGTGTACCGTCCACCAATCGCCGCCGAACTCTGTAGTAGTGTTCGGCACATCTGCCCATTGTATTTTCTGAACAGAGCGCGAGGCAAGACCAATATCTCTATTGACAACTTGTCTTTGAGGAGGTTGACCAGCACCTGTGTTACCGCCCATAGCAGGTAAACTAGCGGTAGTTAAAATAATATCATTGTACGGAAGGGATAGTCCTTCAGCAGACATAGCTTGAGCAGCCATATCTCCCATCTTAGTATCATTGTAGCTTAAATAATCGGCTAAGAAAGCAATTTGAGTAGTAGCAATAGGGCAAGATTTAACATAGGCAGTGCCTCCAGCTTGTTGGTTTGAAGAGTAAAATGAAAATCCGTAATCGGGAGATTGCCATTGTATATCAATAACAAGATTATCAGCCATTAAGTAGAGTGGAAGCTGAACTCCTTTCATCATAGGAAAAAGTTCTGATAATTTAATTGAAAATACCGCAGTCGTGGCTTCTTCAGCGGTTATTTCAATTTGTGGAGAGGTATCGCCTTGAAGTCTAGGCATAGCAGCATCGTTATTTCCCCATTCTAAATTCATAGGTTGTAACTGGCCATTGGCAAGCCATGATGGCTCCATACCATCTACAGTTCCCTTCATTACACCATCTTTACGGCAACGCTCTTCTACACTTTTAAACTGACGATTAAGCGTAGCATATTTGCCATACTCATCAGTAGTGGCAATTGTTTGAGCACCGACACGTAATCTAGCTGATTTAATCCACGAATGGCAACCAGCTCTGAGAGGACAATTAACTACCTCAGTAGCTGGAGAAGTTTGGTCAGGAACTTTAATTCTAGCAACTTGAATACAGGAGTTAATATCAAGTATTCCACGGCGTTCAAGTTGAAATCTAGCATTAGACTGATTCACAACAATAGGTTCAAGAATAGAAGTATGAACGTCCATAGTATCTATAGTTTGTTGGGGGGCGACTTTCAATATTTCTGGTAAAGACATTTTTTATATATAATAGTATGTATAAAAAATTTTACAATTTTTTTTATTAAAATAAAATTAGGAAGAAATTCTAATTCCTTCTGGGCTGTAGGTCAAAGTTTGAGTAGCCAGTATATAAGTGTAAAGACTGTTGGGACTATCACCTTCAAGTTTAGATTTAACTCTTAATGAATAAGGGGTGCGTGAATAATCCGTTCCCACTTTGAAATTATCTGTACGTATTCCTATTCCGAAAGAAGTCGTAGCATCTGCACCAGTTGTGGGCCAACGGTCTTCACCTCCTACAATATTAGATTCAGCATTGTCGCCAGTTGACCTACGTGATAATAAACCATCACGAGGTAATGCCCCCTGGATACGAGTTTGTTTAGATTCTTCAGTAAGAAGAGAGATAAAGGTTGAATCAATAGTATGAAGTGGTTTGACAGAGTTAAGATATTGGTCAATAATATCAGCAGCAAGTTTAGTAGCAGCAACGCCAGGAATAGGATTCCCTTCAACTACAACTCTTTCTTCAAGTGGGTATAAAAGACCACCTTTAGCAAAAGCTACCTCGTCAATATCAGCAACAGCAGACGCGGCATCTTCTAAACGATAAGGTCTAGTAGATATTTGAGCCGAGTTGTTGATTTTAGTAGTAGGAATTATGTTATGGACAACACTTTGGACTTGTTTTTGACCTAAATTTAATACAACAGTTTGGTCCGATGAGTTGATTACACTGTAAAGACTACTGTAAGCGTTGTATTTTAATTGTCCACTTGATACAGCATTCATTTTTTGAACACTGGCTTCATCGGGAACAAGTAAATCATAGGATAAAACAAGGTCAGATAACTCGTAATGATAGCCAGATATGTTTGTGCTAGCAGTTGAACCTGCTCTATTTATAGTATCGTAAGGATTACGGTAAGCAATAAGGGCAGCATCGGTAGGACGAGTAGGGTTGGGGCCAGCTCCTGCCGGGGGAGGGACGCTGCCAAGGTCTTGCCAAGGACCAATTACATTTCCATCAGGAGCGAGTTGTAATTGAACTATCATACCTTGAACTCCGGCTGTTCCAAGAGGAATTACACCAGTGCCTGAAAGAAGACCAGCTCTAATAGGCATACAGAAATCACGAGTTACATTAAGAGAGCAAGCATTAACTACAGAGCGAGCATTAGTTAATTCTCCGATACTACCACCATTAGTCATATCGTGAGGGGACATAACCGCACCATGCATACCAGATATCATTCTAGGGTATTGCCTTACATTTTCAAGGGTTTGGTTTCCGTCAAGAGTAGTTAAAGTTACTTGTTCAATACACGAAGCAACACCTACTCTACAATCAATACTGCCATTTTGGGCTTGAGCTCCTGTGGAAACACCACCTACACCGTCGTTGTTGTTAACAGGATTGGGCGGGCTGGCAGAATCCCTATAAATATTAAGTTTTCCTGAAAGCCTTACAGATTTGCCTACAAGAAGGTTATCAGATTGAGCGATAAGGAATTGGCAAATAGGATATCCGTTTTTGAATGAATATCCTGTGCCTCCAGAAGGCGCGTTGATAGGTTCAATACTTACTTTTTCAGTTCTTATAATGGAAGACATTTATATTATGTAATAGATAATTAAAAAAATTTTCTTAATTATTAATTAAAATGACTCTCTGGGAAATTAGCGATATGCAGAGCAATCCAACGGGAAGCATACTTTGTTTAGCGAAGCATACTTTGTTTAATGAATTACTTCAATACCCATAGCAGTAACAACCATTCTATTTAAAGCGACGCAAAAGGTTTCAACCATTGTAGCATCAGCGGCGGTAGTCCCACAATCTATACGTAACTGAGTAGAAGTTCCCGAAAGGTCATGAACTTGACCATATCTAGATAGAGCTCTAGCTATCATAAATCGCTCTTCTATATTCCACAAGTTTCTAACAGGAATTTTAGCATTTTCTACGGCTTTTTCCAATTCAGTAATATGAAGTATAGCGTTTTTACCATATTCGTATTTGCGTAAGTCTACAGGTCTATCAGGAACGGTGTTGCCATCAAAAACCCACTGGTAATTTTGTTGCCCATCCCATGTTCCTAGAAGACTAGATATAACAGTAGAATTGGTATCTTTTTGAGCAAGTGGTATACTTAGTAAACTATAGGCTCTTTGGGCATTAGCAGGAATATTAACTGACTGAAGACTAATAGGGGTGGCAATGTTCTCTCTGTATAGTCTAGAGGTGCAGTAATCTAAATTAAGTCCTTGGCCATTTACTTGACTCATCATAGCATTTACATAGCCTTCAGGAGGGTCTACTTGTAATACACTCAGGCTTACATCTTGGACAATGTAAGAATTTCCTTCAAGAGTTTTAGCAACAGGGTGTGTAATATTTACATTTTTGAGTCTATCAGTGGGGTCTATAAAAAGAACTGGTCCACCGTCAGTATTAGTTGTGGCATTAAGACCAGTATAAGTATGAGCACCATTTACACTGCCAATAGTAGCTCCGTTAGCTCTATTAATGTCATATTTAATTTGAATTCTTTCTTGGGCAGCACCAGCAGCATCATTAGAAGATACCGCTTCAAGTTCGCTAATAACTCCTAAAGATATACAGTTAGTTCCTGCAGCATCGGCAATGTAAAGTATATCACCAATTTCAAAAGCACAATCTTTGCCGTCGTCTATAGTAGAGTGTTCCTTAACACCCAAAGTTCCTGCGCCATAGGTTATATCTCTATCTACTTTACGAGCAACTTGGACAAGACCAAAGGTTTGAGCGGCTGGGTCGTCGTCGGCGGCAGCCTTAGTTCCAAATAAAAGGCAGGCAAAGGGACTAATAGTAGCTGTTCCTGTCTGGCCGACAGCACCTGCCGCGACATTAGCAGGAGCAGTAGACACGCAATTTTTAGTCGCAAGCGTACAGGACCGAGCTAAGGTTTCCAGATTTAATTGAAGCCTTAAACCACTCGTGGCCGCAAGGGGAAAGACATTGTCAGCTTGAGCTCCTATCGTTCCTGACATAGGGACGACACCTGAGCATTGAACTTGAATAGGCTCAGCTTGTGTAGTTATAGCTCCCCCTGTGATGCCACCAGGGTTGAATGGGTCTTGCTTTTTAGTCCAGTAAAGCTGGGCGTCAAGGTCGCCATTTTTAGAGCTACCTTCAAGAAGCTCCCTTTTAGCGTTTAATGAATCGTTTTCATCAAAAGACCAGGCTTGGGCAGTAAGAACATTCATATCTTGTATGTCTTCAAGTTGGCAGCGACCGTCACCAGAGGTTACACGTAAATCTCTACAAAGCGACCACATACCTGCCGCACCGTCAGGGTGGAGAGAACCTCTTCCTTGCATGGAAATTTTCATATTTAATTTGGTGTTTTTGGGGTCTAAGAAACCAATAAAAGATGGAATGTGAATTTTTACTTGGTTATTTACTTCTGGACCATAGTCTACCTGGGCATCAGGCATAACACGGACTGTTTTGTTCGGGACAAATTGTTGGTTTTGACTCGTAGCGTTAAACATTGTATATATATACTGAAATATAAAAAAATAAAAGATTTTTTAATTTTTCTTTAAAAAGTTTAAGTTTGCTTTAAAAAGCACTTGAGCCTCCAGTTTGTGTCGTTACCCCATCGGCACTAGCAACTGCATAAGAGCCCGTAGTAAAAGCAGTCGTAGCACCCGATGAAGCAATATCACCAGTAAAAGCAGCTTTAACAGCGCTAGCATGGCTACCCC